ACCAAGCTTTCATTGTAAATGTAAGAGTCCAGATGATCGCGCGCGTGGTCTCATAATTGCCTTCATAGTCTATCGACTGATTGATACTATTCAGAGTTATTGGAATTGTTCTGAATTCATTTGGTGTTGATGGATTAAGATTTATGGACATTGAGTATGCGGGAGCAAAATATGGAATTATCTGCTCTACTATTTGATTACCATCCTCAATATTTCTTACCATGATAGACAATTCAAAATTGATATCATAAGGCGTATCGACGTATGAACTGGTTATTCTGTTTGAATATCCAGGAGTTACAAACTTTCTCTTCAGATTTGTTTCTTGTTTTCTCATTGGGTCGTAACTAATGCCGACCATTTCAAATGCCATTCGCGGAAGAATTATCTGCACATTACGACTCAAGTCCGGATCTTGTTGTAGAGGCGAAATAAACTTTTCTTTTGGAGCGTATGAAATTGGAACCTTTATTCTGTCTTGTTCCGTAACTCCATCGCTTTTGTATCTTACCATAGTAATATTATTAAATAGTGTGCCAAACGCAACAACGTATTTGCGAAGAAGACGATTATAAAAAGGTGCGCCGAACATTTTTACTACGGTCTCCCAAATGGATTTACTTCAGTTGAATTAATGATTGAGTTCGCCTCAACCTGAAGTATTTTGTTATCATTGTACTCATAGTACACATAGTTTTCTAGCGGATCATATGTTGTTACCTGATATGACGTATTGGAAGTTACTCCAATAACATTTTGACCAGGTACAAATTCTCCTTTTACATGTATCACGTCCAGATTGCCAGTAGGTCTGTCCCAGTATGCAACTTCTGCGGTTGCGGTAGCTGTATTAAAACTTGCGCCTTGGTATACTTGCTCTTCTGGTATGTAATCAAGAGTTGCGCCATTTGTAACAAGAGGAAGTCGTATTGTATACGTGTCTTCTGTGACTGCCTCATCGATATCTGGAAATCCAGTGTCGATCTTGTTCTGACTAAATTTCCACAATTCGGTATACAACTCCCAGAAATATGCGTCCCGTCGGCCTAGCTGATAGAAGTTTTTGTCTTTATCTACGAATTTAATTTCAAATATCTTGCCAAAAACTGGTACCCATATCAGATCGCCTTCTCTTGGACGATCCGCATAATTTGGAGGAACATGACGATTCCATGCGCGCTGTGTTACCAGAAAGTTTGCACCTTGTCGCGCTTCGAGTCCAAATTTTGACAGAAACTCTCCATCTCCTCTGTACGACTCCACATCAACAATAAACATATCGATCAGATATGCTCTTTGAAAATATGCCAGAGGATCTTCACCGAAGAGATCATCAAATTTTTCGTTTTGACTCTCTCGAACAATATAATACACATCCGAACCATGAATGCGAATTGCCTCGTTAAGCAAGTCTTCGACAAGAAGTTGCTCAGGAGTTCGATTTAGCTGAGAGTAATTGTTAAAATACTTATTTGTGACCATTACACAGATTTATCCAACAAAAAAGTCTGGTGGTAACTCATTTTCCAGTCGTAGTTGCTGCTCTAGTTTTTCCAGTTCTGCAACAGCCTTGTCGTATAGTTCCAGACCATTTAGAGTCGTACCTCCAACCAATTGAATGCCAGAATATTTGGAAAGATTTTCTCCCCATTGACGTTTAAAAAGAGCGGACGTATATTTCTTGAGCCAACGATCTCCCCATATTCTTGTATTGGTATCAGGATCGACGGCTACGTAGCATTTGATAATAATCCAGTCGCCCTCTTTGACAGTATTTCCCCAATCTGCGTCCAAATACAATTTTTCCGTCAGTCGATTGAATCTGATAGGCGTCTCTCCAGAAAACAACATTTCGATATTTCGTAGATGCTGCTGAGTGATCACATATCCAGTATAAGACGTGGCGTTATAGTTGTAGATTTCATTCAAGAAAATCTGATACTTTACGTTCCACATGGAAAGTGGATTTGTAGAGGGAAGAACAAGAATTTTTTCTATTCCCGTGACAAGCGGATTGGTAATCGGAATGTATTTGTTTGTTACGTCATCTGCCGTGATCTGATACTTTACATATGATGGAACGAGACCGTCAAAGTGAAATTCTCTAAACATGGCAAGGGCTTCATCGATCCGATCTTCTAGCTGATCGTCGTCCACGTTAATTTCGATGACTGGATGTCCCAAGTGCCTGAGGCAGTACTGCTTCAGTTTTTCTCTAGTATTGACGGTGCCCATATATTTTACTACCTTTAAAATTCCTAATATTTAGTAAAATATTTAGACTACTTCAAATTTTGAAATATGGCTCCTAACATTTTGGCTTTTCTTTCTGTTTTCCAACAATTAATTCAATTAATTACAAATTTGTGGGATTCTTCGGAGTATACATAAAAAAATCAGAAAATTCTGGATTTTCCGTTAGTTCTGCCGGCAATAAATCATTCGAAACTAGTACCAATATAGTTCCGGACTCTCCACTCATCGACTCTCTGCCTGGATATGGATCTACGTCAAGACTGTCCAAAAATTCCTGACTATTATAGCTTTTCGTTGTTAAAAACCCATATGTCTCGTCTCTATGAGTAAATGCGTTAAGCTTCTCTCTTCTTCGTTGGCTATTGCCTATCCAAGAAAAATGCCAACCCATATCTTCGATTCGTTTACCATCCTGAACCAAATACTGAATATCAAGAGGGCAGTATAAATTTTTAAACGCGGATGACCTAATATTTCCAACTTTTGTTCTGCTCAAATGTTGTTTTGTACAAATAAACATTGCTCCGTCCCAAGGTTTTGGACGTAAGGGATCTTTGTAGTATATTCTTAGATTTGCCTTTCCTTCCATATACATGAGAGGAATCTTAATAACAAAGTCTGTACGGGCCGAAACAAAATTTGTTATAAAGTCTAAATTTTTTGGATTAATAATTTCGTCTATGTCGCTTACAATTATAAATGCATCATCGTCTATGAGATTCAAAACATTATGTATTCCATTTTTTTGCATTCGCTCTCGCGCGCGAGCCTTGAAAGAATGCATGTTTTTGTTTTCATATGAATTAAATATGTCGATACTGAGAACATCCAAATGTTCATCATCTGGTATCTCATTAGCGATTATTATAAATTTTTCCAAGGGAAGACCAAATTCAATAATTCGATCTTTCACTTTATATGGAATAGGATCTCCCAGACTCGTTCGACTCGATTCGCATATTACGAACTTATGTACATAATCTTTCAATATGCTATATCTAAGTTTTAGCATTTCTTGACCGGTTGGATCATAATACGTAAAATAATCAAATATTTTCTTGTTCATATTAAAATCCTGTGTGCTTGAATCTCATGAAATCCAAATCAAAGTCCGAATGCTCCTCGCCATTAAATGGAGTTTTAAAAATATTTAATTGTCTCCAAGAAGGTCCCCACTTTTTCATAAAATATTTATTTTCGTTGTGCCATCTAGATCGATACATTTTCTCTTTCATTTGACCGCTATCATCGCTTCTCCAAGTTTGAGATCCGGTTTGCGAATAATCATTTGTCCCTCCGTGCAAATATGGAGTCGTACAAAACTCTCTTTTTATTGGATTTGGATCATTTAGAATTCTGAAAAAATAATCCAAGTCTTCACAATATGCGGGATATAAATTTTCATCGAACAGACCATATTTTTTCAATGCAAAATCTTTTATTAGAAAACATTCAAATCCTCCTATATCATGACCTCCTAGAGAGCAATGAACTATTCCTACCTCAGGGTCCTGAGATTTTTTGACCATTTCTTCTAAAAACCCTGGAGTAAATTCAATATCGTTTGTCGCCAATATCCAATATGGAGAAGTTAGAAAACTTTTAAAAACGAGATTGAATGATCCAGGAACTCCAAGATTTGATGGAAGATGCGTGACATGAAACTTCTTGATAAAATTATGGGGCGTTTCAACAAGATCATTTAATTCTTTTGTTATTTCTCCACGACCATTATTGTTGATTATGAAAAAATTGTCAATAGGATAGTCAATGCTGTTGATAAGTCTGCGAAGCCAATGTACTCCGTTTACTATAGGAACTCCCATCACCGGAATACTTTTTTCAAATATTATTTCTAGATTTAATTTTTTTGCAGTATCCATTATGTAATTCTTATCGTTCAGCGATAATTTATTCCAATATTCATCGTTATTACAAAGAGTTGAATACGTATCCATACACTCCTTAACTTTCCCCATGTACCAAGAGGATTTGGCCTTCAGTAATAATAAGTCATGTTTTCCTTTATATTCTAAAATATCACAGACGAAAACGTCTTCTTGTAATAGAGAAAGTGCTAAGGAAGAAAAAGTATAACATTCGCAATATTTTTGCTGACTTTCATAAAATTTGGCCATGTAGAAATATGCTTCAGGTCTTTCTGGACATAAAGTAATTGCCTGTGACAACATACTTTTCGTACTGGCATCTCGATTTTTTTGTAAATCAAAACACTTGGCTGCATATAGTAAACATTTATATGCACTTTGATCTGGATGATAATTTTTTTCCTGATATATCTCTGCCGCTCTAAGAAAGAAAGAAATCGCCGCGGCAGTTTGGCCAATATTGTAGTATTGAAGAGCTAGATTATAATTTTTTTCTGGATTGTCACAATCAAGAGAGTAATCAACCAATGTAGTTTGAAAAATATTATCCATTTAAAAATATATCCTCAATGATATTTTCGGGACATTCGAGAACAAACGCACAGTTGTCTTGAAATCCAAAAGAAATCAGATACTTATTTTCCCATTTTGTCATTCCACCGCAAAATTCGATGCTGCCGCCGAGAAAAGAAAATTCTTTTGATTTCTTTATCATGGTCCACTCCGAATCCCAGAAAATAAATCTGTGTCTATATTTTCCATTTTTGCGGCCGGCAGGGCTATTGTACAAATCTACCTCATGAGTTATGCAAAAGCGTATTCCATTTTTCCAGGGAACTACGTGAGAAGATCCTCTCAAATCCCTCTCAAATCCTAAGTGCCTATTATCAACAAACGCCGTTCTAATTGTTTTTTTGTTTTCTATATCGGCTTTGACCACTTCTGTTTCTGTGCACCATTTTACAAATTCATATGGCTTATCGACAACTGGCATCCAATTTTTCTCACAATAGGATTCAGCGTCATTTAAAACGGGAATTCTGTATCTAGATATTTCTTCTACCGAATCTTCTTTAAGATCCAGCTGTGATAATTCCATTCGCCCCTCACCATTTGGGGTGGTATCTCGTCTCACTCCACAAATATAAAGATTGCCATTCCATCTAAAGAGTCTGCAATCTTCCAATCCTATAAAGTTCCATGCAGGAGTGGTGTTGAACTTAGACATATCAATTTTCAATATTTTTTTTATCGATATATCTTCGTTTAATAGCAAAAGATAATTTGTTGTAGTCAATGTCCAATCATTTTCTGGATGTACATATATGAGTGGGCCCCATTCGTGTTCAAAAATACTTTTTTCGGAATGAAAAAGGGTTACCTGGCAATGTCGAACAACCGCCATGAGTTGTCCGTTATCATTGAATATAGAGGGGTTGAAGGTGCCGGTGCCATTTGTTAAGTTGGATGGAATTATCAGAGGCTTAATTTTTCCTGCACCAGATTCTAAAACTCTTTTAACAAAATTCATTCTCGCACTCTTTCATCTATAAACAAGACTAATTTTATTTATTCTTGAACGTTCAGTTTAACGCCCTTTTCGTCTGAATCTGAAGAAATTTTTCGAAGCGACTGAAGCACCTGGATTCCCTGAGCGACCTCGGCATAAGGACGTGTTGCTAGATATCCTAGAATGGTCTTTAGTACGGACTCTGGAATTGCATATTCTGGTTCAACGGGGGTATTCAGCATTTTGTCTATTCTCCATTATTGTTTATCAAAAAAGCAGGCTACTCTGCCTGTTATATATATGCAGTTTTCTTCAATTAGTCAATCAGAGGAGGAAATTTAACTACAACGGAAGGTTTGCTATTTTCAAAATCTATTTGGTCCACTATACCTTGCCATTTGCGAGCATGTAATTCTTCTATTTCATTGGTATTAACGAATTGTGTGACCTGGTCAATCGCCCACTGTTTGGTAATCTGATCGAATGGAACAAAGCTTTCTGGATCGCTTTCGGGAAGAGGAGTGCTTCCGTACGTGTCGGCAAAATAACCCTGTTCGTCAGTTCCTCTATATCTCCAATGAATTGTTTTTACCACATCTGAAAGTCCGTTTTCCGAAAGGGCGACCTCAAATCTCGTAAATAACCAGGTGTATGTAATAGTCATTTTGTTTTCCTTTGTTTTTATTTTTCTTATTTAGTGGCATTATTAGCAAATATTTTTGTACTACTTAATGTGGGTCCTATAGTATAACTTCCAGTAATAGAAGCATTATGCATATTTCCCATAACTACAAAATTATTTGCGCTACTGCCATTTATAAATATTCCATAACCTGTAAAAACTGAATAATTGAATAAATTTTTTTGGCTTCCTGTGCTGTTTCCTACTATAGAAAACCCTCTAGAATTAGCGGAGTCGGGAATTGCAATGTCGTGAAATGTTCCTAGTGGAAAAAAGAAGGGTCCCGGAGTTGATGAATTAACACCATTTTGTATAACAAAATTATTATCTATTTTAAAATCTGGGCCTCCATTAATCAATATTCCAAATTGCCCACACGCAGCTATCCTTCCGCCTTCTATTTTAATATCTCCTGCAAATTCGGCTGCCGCTTGTATTCCATTTCCTACATAAACGCTTCCTATCCACGGCATTGTCAGATGGAATCCATATCCTCTTTGTAGATCGACGCCGACATCATACGGATGATCAATTTCTATGTTTATGCCTCTAAATCCAGTGGGAATTATTTTTCCAGGGATATATATATCCTCTCCTGTTGCGGAACTAGTTGTTCTTATTGCGCAGCTACCATCTATAAGAGCGGAATTTAAAACAAGTGTATCATTTGTGTAATCATCGATTAGAATCCATGTAAGAGGTTCGAGGTGAATCGGACGAACAGTCATGGTTCCATTTGTCACGCGCGACTGTCCCCAATTGGTTTGTGTGGGCGCTGGAGGCGCCGTTGCTCCGGACGTTCCCGCAATAAAAACCTGAAATACCCAGCCACTTACTTTAAAAACATCCCCCGCAGCATAGGCGGTGTTAGTATTCCATGTTTTAAGATTTTGATTAAAAACCCCGCCTACTGCGGGCAGAGGCCCTTCTGGACCATCGGGGTCCTCAAAAATAAACGGGTTATCGGCAACAAGATGTTTGATCTGACAATTGTAAACGGGCTTAGCCGCCGTTCCTTTGCAATAAATTCCTCGACTGCCATTTAAATACCTAAGATAAATATCTTCAATTTTGCAATTACGAGCTTCTTTTACCCACAAAAAATTATAACAGTAGTAAGAAAAAATATCTCTTACAAGGCAGTTATCTCCTCCATTTATTACAATATCATATCCAGAAGTTCTAAAAGCGGATCCCTGCATTGACAAATTTTGAATTCCACAATTTGACGCACTAATAGTAATAACATCACCACTAGCAAAATTTACCAAAATCTCAGTATTCCAATTTCCCTCTCCTCTAATGTAGACACCATCTTTAGTAATATTTGACAGTGCCGAGTTTAACTTATAACTTCCAGCTGGAATATATATTGAGTACCCCGTGATATTTGCATCGTCAATTGCAGAATTAAACGCGGATGAGCTATCTGCACTTCCTGTTGGATCTGCTCCATAATCCGCAACAATATTGTAGAAAGGAGTTACGGGTCCCGGCGTAGTTCCCGATCTATATGGAGGAATGTATGACATTATATCACCTCGTTATGTATTCGCATTATTGGTAAATATTCGCTGTGCACTGGCTGACGGAGATATTAAATAATTTCCAGTTCTGTTTCCTCTTGTCATATTACCTATGATGGCATAATTGTTGGCTAAGCTTCCCACAGAAATTGCGTACGCGGTGTATCTATCTGGTAAGTTGTTTTGAAATCCAAAATTATTTCCAATAATTGTAAAACCTCTGCTATTGGCAGAACTAGTAACGGTTATATCATTTGCGGTATATGTTGCGCTCAGCGCCGCCAACATTCCATTTCTGGCAAAAAAGTTACCAGAAATTTTAAAATCTGGACAACCATTCACAAAAATTCCATTGTTTGCACAAGAAACTATTCTTCCTCCATTTATCAATACTTCTCCCGCATATTGGGGATCGATGGTGATACCATTCCCATTAATGACATTTCGAATACATGGATTTGTTGCCATGTAGCCGTATCCCCTTTCTAAACTCACTCCTGCGCTATAAGAATCTGCGATTTCGGTATTATAAGAAAATATCCAAGTAGGGATAGTGTCGCCGGGAGTGTAAACGAATGTCGATCTGAGAGTGGTATTAGAAACATTGGATTTTATTCCTACGTCTCCTCCGACTAAATTGCACCCCAACATTGTCATACTGTATGCCCTGGCATCGTGATAAAACCAAGTAAGATCGTTTCTGCATATAGCCCTAAATGTTGCGGTACCACCTGTTACTGAAACGTTTGAGTTATACCAAGTATTTGCGCTCGGTTCTGCAGGAGCGGAAGTTCCTGATGTTCCGCCTTCGGCAACCTGCCATGTCCAATTTGTTGTTCGAACAATATTATTTGCGGCGTAAGTAGCTCCGGAAGTCCAATTTCCTTTTACTTGAACAGCCTGGTTTGTTATCGGATAAATATAAGGATTTCTGGCTACTAGGTTTTTAAATCTACAACCAAAAGTTCCAGAACCGACTATTCCCGATTCTGATGAACACACGTACACTCCAGTGTTTCCAGTAAAATATTCAAATACTACGTTATCGACGACGGTTTCGCTTCCTGCTTGAACATATATTCCACCAAAAGAAAATTTATGATATAGATTTAAAAGTCTTACGTTAGAACTCTTAGATACAATATCATATCCGCCGGTGCGAAAGACGCTGGATTCAAATGCTAAATTTTGTACGGTTATAAATTGACCAACGCCACTTGGCAACTGACCAAGTGTAAAAATATCTCCGTTTTGAAAAGAGGCCTGAATAACAGAAGATAATCCATCTCCTCTTACGTGTACTCCATTACGAGTAATTGCCTGCAATGGTGCGCCTATGTTGTATTTTCCCGCGGGAATATAAATCGCATAGCCGCTTTGATTTGAATCGTTTATGGCATTATTAAATGCGGTAGTAGAATTGGCAACTCCAGTTGGGTCTGCTCCATAATCAGCAACAACGTTGTTCCATGGAGTGATGGTAACAGGTCCTTTTCCGGCAGTATTAGATAAAAAAGCAGGTACTGGTGGCATTATTTATTTTCCTTTATCTTTTCAATCTCACTCTTAAGTTCTTTGACGGCTTCAACTAGCACCGGCACTAATTTTGCATAATCGAGAGTCAGATAATTTTCTCCACTTTTTGAAATTAAATTATCTTCTTCGTCGCGCGCCATATCAAATGGGGCAAGTGATACCACCTCAGGAAGTACTTTTTGAACCTCTTGAGCGGAAAGACCTATCTGTACTGAATCCGATTCATATCCTAAAGTCTTTGCAAGATCATTATTTTTGTACTTGAATCCATTGAGTGACTGGATAATTTCAATTGAATTGTTTACATTACCAAGTTTTTCCTTTAATCTTTCATCTGAATAAGATGCGGTTATTGTTCCTGTTGCAGCTATATTTCCTGAAATAAATAATCTTTCCGGTGGTGCAGTATTAGCAATTCCAACTCTTCCTGTATCCGTTATAGTCAATATTTCTTGGTTGCTGTCCTTGTTTTTAAAATACACCCTTCGACTAGAAGGTCCCGCGGCACCAATAACCCAATTGTTCGAACTGGTCTTACTTAGCTGTATGATATGCTCATTTGACCCAGCATCTACATGTAGAAATTCTCCAGGGCTAGATGTTCCCATTCCTATTCGAGAAGACGATGAGCGAAGGGAGATGAGGGTTGTTGAGCCGTGTCCTATTCCGACCCCGTGATCTGCGGTAACTCCATCTATTCCAAAATCAATGAATCCTTGAGGAGTGGCGTCAACGGTTTTTTGTATTCGTATGCTTGTATTTGTCCAATCGGAACCTGCCAAAAATCTTCTCGCTGAAATGTCCAGATAATTAGCATTTCCCGTCGTGGTGTTTATACGAACTGATCTGACATTAGAACCTGCTGATGTTCCAAGATCGTCCGATTTAACGTATAATTTTGCCTGACTTAACGAGGGTGCATCCGTTGCACCTATGCCCAAAACTCCAGTTGGAATTGTTACGTTTGCGTTTGCTCTTAACGTTCTATTAGATTCAATTCTGGCGCCTTCGACACTCCCGTTTGTCTTAAATATAAGAGTGTTGGCCACGCCAAAACCTCCAATGGCCCAGTGTTCATATTGTCCAGCGTTCGACTGATTCGATGCGATTGCATTAAACGCGGTATATGTGGCATCGGGTGCAATAAGTCGAAAAACTGACGCTCCAGCAGATTTTGCAACGACTGCACTAATGACATCTCCCGTCGTGTTTGATACCTCTAATTTATATCCAGGAGTATCTGTGCCTATTCCAACTCTTCCATCAGAATTGATTCTTAATCTTTCTGTAGAATCCAAGCCAGTATAAAATATGTGAGTATTTCCAGGAAAATCGTATGTCCATATTCCAGAAACATAACTGCCAGTATTGGACCATCTGGATATGGCTGCTGATGCGCCGTTGGTTGGACTTGCTCCTTTATTGTATACATAAAATCCGGCGCCGCCGGCGGGAGTCAAACCGGTAATACCGGCACCCGCAAATTGGGCCTGGCTAGTATTTTCAATAAAGGTACCAACATCTTGTGTAGTAGTATATTTGAAATGCACATTGGTTAGTGGACTTAATGTTCCGACACCAATTCGCCCCGCACCAGTTAGTATCATTCTCTCTGTACTATTTGTTCCCCATACTATAGGTATATCCGCTTCTGTTATTGCTCCATAGTAAGTAGATCCGTTAAACCAGGAAGAATATGCTACTCTTACTCCAGTTCCTCTATAGTTTTCTATGGCAGAAGTAAGATTGGTACCTGTTGCAGGAAGAGACGTTATTTGAATGTACCCATTTGCGTCGGACCGACCTCGCACTCGAATTGCATCAGTTGCTCTTATTGTACCATTAGCATCTAAAAGAAACTGAGGATCACTTCTTCCTATTCCAACTCTTCCAGTGTCAGTAATTCGCATGTGTTCGGTTCCATTGGCACCAAGTAACAAAGGTGGCGCTAACCCTCCACCTGAATTGGAAGATACAAGAAAAGTATAGCCCAATCCGGCACGAATTTCTAAGGTAGATCCTGTTCCAAATTGGGCAGTAAAGAACGCAATGTTTGCACCAGTCGTTGCTGAAGAATAGGCGCGAACTCTGGAATTTACAGGTGATATAACATCCAAGTTTGCTTCGGGGCTGGCAGTGCCTATTCCAACTCTTCCTAAAGAATTTATTACAAAAGGTGTGGAGTCTGGATTTGTTTCGTCTTCGATCAGAAGAGAGTGTCCTGATCCTCTTTGTGTGACCCTTAGGGCAGGATCAGAAGTAGACACATCTATAATAACATTCGACGAGAATACATTACTTGAACTGCTCACGCCAGCAAAATAGCTTAACGAGTTCCAGTTTGTTACGCCATCGCCAACTTTTGCCTTATTTGTGTCTGTTTCGAAGCCCAATTCTCCCGCAGCAAGAATAGGATTCGAAGTGGACCAATTGCTGGCCGTACCTCGTTTAAGTTGAAATTTTATGGCCATCCGAAAATATTCTCCAAGTTATTATTATTGTTTTGATAGACATATTTATCTTTCTTGTGCGACCATATTTTTTTGAAAAGACTATGTGGTTGTCGTACTTACGTTTCTCCATGCTCCGTTGATGTATATACGTAATCTATGCTGCGAAATGCTATCGTCATAATACATGTCTCCGTTTTGAGGATTGGAATCTGGAGTTCCGGAACGAGGAACTATTCTTACTGCTCCGTTTGATTTGAGTCGAAATCTTTCGAATCCTCCAAAGTTCCATCTCACGCATTCAACTCCGATTCCCATATCATACGAGTCTACGGACAAGTTTCTGGTATTAGATGCTTCGGTATGATATAGCGTCCAATCGCAATATGCATTGGGGCGGCCACCAACTTTAACAAGCATTGCTTTCGCGTTGGCAGTATCGGATGCATTTGCGATACCGAATTGAGAATCCCCGTCTATATTTTGTCTTCCAAATATTCTCCAATTACGACCATATTCGTTAGGATCAGATGAACCAACTATAAAATCACCGTTGTCGGTAATTCTTGCGCGCTCAACTCCACCTGCCGTCTTAAACACAATCGTGTTTGCAACACCATTGCCGCCAATATAGAATTGCTCCACACCCGACGTGCCATTATACGAGCGAAATGCATTAAATTGTGATAAGGAAGATCCTATCAAATCCAAAAGAGAAGCGTTTTCCGCGCGCGATCTTAGTATGGTATCGGTACCAGATTGAATAGTGAACTTTTCCGAGGCACCGGTTAGCAGTCCTTTATTGGTTGTGAAAAATCTTAAAGTATTGGCACTTAAATCTATATTAAAGTCTACGCCAGCATTTGTGGCGCCTCTAAGTTTTATTTCTCCCCCTTCGCTTGCCCCATCGACCGCGCCAATGTCAAGCTTGGTTACTGGAGTAACTCCAAGTCCTATGAAACCTGTGTTTTCAATTCTTAATCTTTCTGTAGAATTCAAGCCAGTATAAAATATGTGAGTATTTCCAGGAAAATCGTATGTCCATATTCCAGAAACATAACTGCCAGTACTGGACCATCTGGATATGGTTGCCGAGGCACCATCTGCCGGCGCCGCCCCTTTATTGTATACATAAAATCCTGCTCCTCCAGCTGGAGTTAAACCAATTATTCCTCCACCCGCAAACTGGGCCTGGCTAGTATTTTCAATAAAAGTACCAACATCTTGTGTAGTATTATATTTGAAATGTACATTTGTGGATGGAGCTAATGTTCCTACAGCAATTCTCCCCGCACCAGTTAATATCATTCTCTCTGTACTATTTGTTCCCCATACTATAGGTATATCCGCTTCTGTTATTGCTCCATAATATGTGGTACCATTAAACCAGGAAGAATATGCTACTCTTACTCCAGTTCCTCTATAGTTTTCTATGGCAGAAGTAAGATTGGTACCTGTTGCGGGAGTGGAAGTTATCGATATGTAACCATTTGCATCAGACCGACCTCGCACTCGAATTGCATCAGTCGCTCTTATTGTACCATTAGCATCTAAAAGAAACTGAGGATCACTTCTTCCTATACCAACTTTTCCGTCGGTCAACAGTCTTATTCTTTCTACACCATTGGTACTTAATACTAGAGGATGATTTGAATATGTTCCTATTAATCCGACGTTGGAAGTTTCTCCAAGCGCAGAAATTCTCGCATCTACGTTTGATCCTGTCGCAAACAGGCGAAGTTGAAAATTATTGACAGAATGCAAATCAAACTCAGTTGCAGGTGAATCGGTTTTAAAACCAAATCTTCCCGTTCCTAGATCTCCACGTAAAGTAAGAAGTTCGGTCCAAGAAGCACTATTTAATCTATATCCGATTGCTAGAGGAGTGCCTCTTGATGTTCCTGCTCGATCCGGAGCTATTATTCTCCATCCATAACCAGACTGAAAAGATGATGTTTTGAACTCTAAACCTGTAGATCCTGTAGAAAAATCGCCGCTAGCCGCTAGCTGAAGCATTCCTCTTGCCGTAGCTTCTCCGGTTCCAGGGGCCAGGCTGCCAATACTGAAAAGTGCTTGAGGGCTGGTTACTCCGACTCCAATATTTCCGGCAGAATTAATTCGCATCGCCTCCGTACCACCAGAAGGATAAAAGTATAATCCTCCAGATACGGTACTTCCCGTTTTTGCCTCGGCGATTGCTCCAATTCCACCAGCAGTCCTTAGCGTTCCTCCAGTGTCCGCAAGTTGAAATCTGATTCCCGCGCCGGTACTAGCCGCAGTTCCGGAATTTTCAAAAAGAGCAACGGGATGGTTTAATATTCCAGTTTGGCTGGAAGAAGTTCTGGCCAGAAGACCAAGCGCAAATTGATTGGTTTCTTGAATATGAAGTTTTGCTGCTGGTGTAGATGGATTACCAAACCCAATTCCTATATTTTCAAAAAAGGTTGCATTTCCTGAACTGACCTGTGCAAAATATCTCTCGATTCCTGGTGATCCATTTGTAGATCCATTAAAATACGTTACGGTATGTCCACCTACTTCTGAAGTAACTTTTATATCATATCGATAATCAAGAAATGTTGTATAGTTTTGTATTTGTATTTCATAAACTCCGTTTGCGGTTTTAACGGCGCTTATAACATTTGCTGGTCCTCTCACTGCACAGGCATCTGGATTGTCCAATATTGAACCTGCTCGATTACAAACTACAGTGTATGTTTCTTTAAAATTATTATTAGCCGAAGTTAGTGTACCATAATTTGCTCTGTTATCGTACACATCAATATTAAATGTTATTCCTTTAAATGATGCATTGGCACTGGATACGTTTGCTATCGTGCGCCAGGTGCCCGCGGTAATATTGTCCCATCTAACAATTCCCGAATAATCTCTATATCCTTTTATATTTCCTGGCTCAATACCTACGTTTGCGGTTAGCCTTTCATTAAACAGATTTGTGCCTGTAAATATGTTATTGAGAGGTAGTATCGACGCACCTGAGGTTCCCTGTGTTCCTGCTCCTGTTATTCCTTGCACTCCTTGTACACCTTGTGTGCCTTGTACGCCTTGTACGCCTTGAATTCCTTGACTACCTGATGCGCCTGATGTGCCTTGAATTCCTACGTACGGAAGATTACTCCAAGTGTTTGCTCCATCACCAATCTTAAATAGTCTGTTTCCTCCGGCTGTAATCTCTATTCCCATTTCTCCTTCGGCCAAAATAGGATTTGCACCGGTCCATGCGGAGTTGTTTCCTCTACGAAATTGAAATTGTACAGGCATTTTTATTATTTCTCCAAAATTATTAAATTGTCTGTATATTTATCAAATGTTTTGAATTACTAGTTGTTAACATTTAATTGCAGCGAGAATGTAACGGTCGAAGTCGCTTCGGCAACAAAATCGGATGAAGAGCTTCCTATCTGTCTAATTTGTAGTGCACAAATTGAACTACCAATTGCAGGGTTTCCTGATATGCTTAATTCCCACGTTCTGTTTGTACTAAGAGGAACCCAGCTGTCCATAGTACCTGATGTGGGCGTTGATCCAAATGAGACTGTCATTCTTGCTTCATAATATTGTCCCACACCAGTAAATGCCGGACGAACCCAGTTAAAGGTTTGATCGTTTGTAGTGCTGCCGGTACCGTTAGAGTTAATGACAATGCTTGCCGAGGCAGGCCCTGGAGCGTCCTGAGCATCGTTAGGATTTGTTGATGCCGGAATAACAACCGTAAAATTGTTCCAGCTACCAAATCCTGTTAAATGTGTCGTGCGAAAGGTCATATTTAATTTCTCTATGTGTCATCATATGTTGTTACTGAATATATTAATCTTATTCCGATCAGTCGAGCGTCTGCATTTAATGTATCGCTTCCGTCAGAGGTGTTTCTCTTAATCTGGAAGTATACAATATCTCCTTCTGCTGGGCTTCCCGCAATTGTTATCGCGGAACTTTCTGGACCTACGTGGACATCGTTTGCGGCAATGAAGGTATCGGTAGATGTTTGTTCAGCGCCAAATGCGGCATCTATTGGATCATCATTGGATATTGCAACCGCCTGAACTGCCCAGACTACTCCACCGCTTCCAGATCCTGCTGTCCAATAAGGAACAAACGTGACATTATTGCTTTGTTCATTCCAACCTTTCGGGAATGCCACGGTAAATTGAGCAAATTCCTGAGTGGTCGTATCAAAATCCAATGTTCTATTCATGACTTTATTTGTGCTGGATTCAGTTGTGGATGATCCCGCTCCGGTGGTTGTTCTTGTTATCATTGCCGTGGCAGGAACCCAGATTGTTGCTTTTCCAGAAGTAGGGCCAGATGTACCTGTTGTTCCTTGGATTCCTTGTCTTCCTTGTATTCCTTGTCTTCCTTGTATTCCTTGAGTACCTTGGGCCCCATTGGACCCAGAAGATCCTGACGTACCTTGTATTCCTTGAGTACCTTGGGCCCCATTGGACCCAGAAGATCCTGACGTACCTTGTATTCCTTGAGTACCTTGGGCCCCATTAGACCCAGAAGATCCTGACGTACCTTGTCTTCCTTGTATTCCTTGAGTACCTTGGGCCCCATTGGACCCAGAAGATCCTGACGTACCTTGTCTTCCTTGTATTCCTTGAGTACCTTGGGCCCCATTGGACCCAGAAGATCCTGACGTACCTTGTATTCCTTGTATTCCTTGAGTGCCTTGTGCACTGCCGGCCACGCCTTGTGTGCCTTGGGTGCCTGCGCCTATTATTCCTTGTACGCCTTGAACTCCCTGTACGCCTTGAATTCCACCATATGGAAGATTATTCCAATTATTTACTCCATCGCCGAGTTTAAATTGTTTTAAAGTGGTGTCGATTGCCATTTCTCCGTTGGCGAGAATGGGGTTGTTGCTAGACCATTCACTTGTGGTACCTCTTCTTAATTGAAATTGAATAAACGGCATTTATACTACTCCTCCGCAATCGAAAACGGGTCCATATGAATAAGAATTTGAAGGAACTCCCCCATCCAATATATATGCACTAGTTGTCCCCTGAATCCCTTGAGTTCCTTGAGTGCCCAGGCTTCCCAGAGTTCCTTGAATGCCCTGTAGGCCTGTTGTTCCTTGTCTTCCTTGTATACCTTGTATACCTTGAGTGCCTTGAGATCCAGTTGAACCAGTTGAACCTGTTGTTCCTTGGGTACCTTGTGAACCAGTTGATCCTGTTGATCCTGTTGATCCTTGGACACCTTGTCTTCCTTGTATACCTTGGATTCCTTGGGTACCTTGTGATCCTGCTGAACCAGTTGAACCTGTTGTTCCTTGGGTACCTTGAGATCCAGTTGAACCAGTAGAACCTGTTGTTCCTTGGGTACCTTGTGAACCAGTTGAACCTGTTGTTCCTTGGGTACCTTGTGAACCAGTAGAACCTGTTGCACCAGTTGATCCTTGGATGCCTTGTGTTCCTTGTATACCTTGGATTCCTTGGGTACCTTGTGATCCTGCTGAACCAGTAGAACCTGTTGTTCCTTGGGTACCTTGAGATCCAGTTGAACCTGTTGCACCAGTTGATCCTTGGATGCCTTGTGTTCCTTGTATACCTTGGATTCCTTGGGTACCTTGTGATCCTGCTGAACCAGTTGCACCAGTTGTTCCTTGTCTTCCTTGTATTCCTTGGATACCTTGTGATCCCGTTGCACCTGTTGTTCCTTGAGTGCCTTGGGATCCCGTTGCACCAGTTGCACCAGTTGTTCCTTGTATTCCTTGGATACCTTGTGATCCTGTTGCACCTGTTGTTCCTTGAGTGCCTTGAGATCCAGTTGCACCGGTTGAGCCTGTTGTTCCTTGGGTGCCTTGTCTTCCTTGTACGCCTTGGATTCCTTGGGTACCTTGAGATCCAGTAGAACCAGTTGTTCCTTGAGTGCCTTGGGATCCAGTTGCACCGGTTGAGCCTGTTGTTCCTTGGGTACCTTGTGAACCAGTAGAACCTGTTGCACCTGTTGATCCTTGGATGCCTTGTGTTCCTTGTATACCTTGGATTCCTTGGGTACCTTGGGTACCTTGAGATCCAGTTGCACCAGTTGCACCTGTTGTTCCTTGGGTGCCTTGTGATCCCGTTGCACCAGTTGTTCCTTGGGTACCTTGTGAACCAGTAGAACCTGTTGCACCTGTTGATCCTTGGGTTCCTTGTATACCTTGGATTCCTTGAGTTCCTTGAGATCCAGTTGAACCGGTTGTTCCTTGGGTACCTTGTCTTCCTTGAATTCCTTGGATACCTTGGGAACCAGTGTTTCCTTGTAGACCTAAAGTTCCTTGGATACCTTGTGAACCGATCGTACCTTGTATTCCTTGTGCGCCCTGTTCGCCAGCTTGGCCAGTGGCGCCAGCAAGATTGACGGCCCAGTCTGAATATGTTCCGCTTCCGCTTGTAACAGAAACATTAACATTCATTGTCCCTGTTGTGCTGTTATAGCTGAGAACGGCTCCTTCCATGAAATTCAGTTCGGTATTTGCAATCTTTGCAGTTTGCGAAACAGAGTATGCAAGACCCGTGTTTACAGTTAGTGACTTTACCCCAGTTCCGATTAATAGAGATGTGTTGCTAGTTGTTTGGTATCTATCACCGCTAGCACCTAAGGTGCCTTGAATTCCTTGTGCCCCTATCCCTCCTTGGACGCCTTGCGTGCCCTGAAAGCCTGAAACCCCTTGAACACCCTGAACACCTTGTGTGCCTATGTTTCCGGTGCGAGAAAAATTCAAAACAATTTTAGAATCGTTTGATGGAGGAGAGCCGGTGCCTCCTGTTACGGGAATTTTATAATATCCAGATGCAACGGTCACACTTCCTGTAATACTGAAAATATTTGTTACAGTGCTTGACGAATCATTTCCTATTATGTAGAGATAACCCTTTTGCCCTGGATTTGTACTATCGTCCCAAGTATTATACCAAGATGTTTGATCATTTGATAAAAAGTCTAAATTATCGATATAAATCTCGGTGACAGACTCGATGGTAGAATTGTTATATCTGATGGTTCCAAGACCAGGATCACTGTCGTTTATACTTGTGGAGAAGTTGTATAAGGCGCCACCTTTGTTTCCAGTGATACCAATTGTTCCTTGAGTTCCTTGAGATCCAGTTGAACCGGTTGTTCCTTGGGTACCTTGTCTTCCTTGTACACCTTGAGTTCCTTGAGTGCCTTGAGATCCAGTTAAACCTTGTATGCCTTGAATGCCTTGCGATCCGGTTGCCCCAGTCGTACCTTGAGTGCCTTGTGATCCGGTTGCACCTGTTGATCCTGTTGATCCTTGAGTACCTTGTACGCCTTGGATTCCTTGAGTACCTTGAGAACCAGTTGCACCTGTTGTTCCTTGTCTTCCTTGTACGCCTTGGATTCCTTGGGTACCTTGAGATCCAGTTGCACCTGTTGCACCTGTTGTTCCTTGGGTACCTTGAGATCCAGTTGCACCTGTTGCACCTGTTGTTCCTTGAGTACCTTGAGATCCAGTTGCACCTGTTGCACCTGTTGTTCCTTGGGTACCTTGTGAACCAGTTGCACCGGTTGAGCCTGTTGTTCCTTGGGTGCCTTGTGAACCAGTAGAACCTGTTGCACCTGTTGTTCCTTGAGTTCCTTGAGATCCAGTTGCACCAGTTGTTCCTTGGGTGCCTTGTGAACCAGTAGAACCTGTTGCACCTGTTGTTCCTTGAGTGCCTTGTACGCCTTGGATTCCTTGGGTACCTTGAGATCCAGTAGAACCAGTTGCACCTGTTGTTCCTTGAGTGCCTTGAGATCCCGTTGCACCTGTTGTTCCTTGAGAGCCTTGGGGACCTTGTCTTCCTTGTATTCCCTGAGTACCTTGAGATCCTGTTGTTCCTTGGATTCCTTGAGTACCTTGAGAACCAGTTGCACCAGTTGTTCCTTGAGTACCTTGTGATCCCGTTGCACCTGTTGCGCCTGTTATTCCTTGAATACCTTCTCTTCCTTGTACACCTTGGATTCCTTGAATTCCTTGTGATCCCGTTGCACCTGTTGTTCCTTGAGTACCTTGAGATCCGGTAGAACCAGTTGCACCTGTTGTTCCTTGGGTTCCTTGGGATCCCGTTGCACCAGTTGCACCTGTTGTTCCTTGGGTACCTTGTGAACCAGTAGAACCTGTTGCACCTGTTGATCCTTGGATGCCTTGTGAACCAGTAGAACCAGTTGCACCTGTTGTTCCTTGGGTACCTTGTCTTCCTTGTACGCCTTGGATTCCTTGGGTACCTTGAGATCCAGTTACACCTGTTGCACCTGTTGTTCCTTGAGTGCCTTGTGATCCAGTTGCACCAGTTGTTCCTTGGGTACCTTGTGATCCAGTTGATCCTTGGGTTCCCTGAACTCCCTGTCTTCCCTGTACTCCTTGAATGCCTTGTGATCCAGTTGATCCTTGGGTTCCCTGAACTCCCTGTCTTCCCTGTACTCCTTGAATGCCTTGTATTCCTTGAAGTCCCCCATATGGCAATAAATTCCATGCAGTAACGCCGTCGCCTATTTTAAACAATCTTGGATTTGTTGTCGTATCAATACCAATTTCACCATTGGCAAGAACAGTATTTGCAGTAGACCACTGTGAAGTTGTTCCGCGCCTAAATTGAAATTTGATTGTCTCAGGAGAATCAAATTCTCCAAGATCTATTCCAGGGCCGTAGTCATAGACATCATCTGGATCGCCGCCATCAAAAATGTACGCACTAGTATTTCCTATTGCGCCCTGAATTCCTTGTGCGCCTTGAGTTCCTTGATTTCCCGCTGCTCCTTGTGTTCCTTGTATTCCTTGTGTTCCTTGTGCACCAGTAGCGCCTGGTGCACCAGAAATATTAATTGCCCAGTCGGAGTAGGTTCCCGATCCTCCTGTGGAGGTAATAGTAAGAGTTAAGGACGTTGAAGAGTAACTTGTGACAGTACCAATCATAAAATTGTTGGGATTACTAGAAGAAGATATTTTGGCTTCCTGGCCAGGTGAATATGCAAGTCCAGAATCAACTGTAAAAGTTTTTGAGCCAGTTCCTATTGTATGAGATGTGGCACTAGTTGTTTGATATCTGTCTCCAGCAGTACCTGTTAGTCCTTGTGTTCCTTGTATACCTTGAGATCCAGTTGTTCCTTGTCTTCCCTGAACGCCTTGGATTCCTTGGGTACCTTGTGAACCAGTGTTACCTTGCAGACCTAAAGTTCCTTGGGCTCCTTGAGAACCAGTTGTTCCTTGTCTTCCCTGAACGCCTTGAGTTCCTTGGATACCTTGTGAACCAGTATTTCCTTGTAGGCCTAACGTTCCTTGAGTCCCTTGTGATCCAGTCGCACCTGTTGCACCTGTTGTTCCTTGAGTACCTTGTGATCCAGTCGCACCTGTTGCACCTGTTGTTCCTTGGGTACCTTGTGAACCAGTTGATCCTGTTGATCCTGTTGATCCTGTTGTTCCTTGGGTACCTTGTGAACCAGTTGATCCTGTTGTTCCTTGGGTTCCTTGGGATCCCGTTGCACCAGTTGCACCTGTTGTTCCTTGTCTTCCTTGTATTCCTTGGGTACCTTGTGATCCCGTTGCACCTGTTGTTCCTTGGGTTCCTTGGGATCCCGTTGCACCAGTTGCACCAGTTGTTCCTTGTCTTCCTTGTATTCCTTGGATACCTTGTGATCCCGTTGCACCTGTTGTTCCTTGAGTGCCTTGAGATCCAGTAGAACCAGTTGCACCTGTTGTTCCTTGTCTTCCTTGTATTCCTTGGATACCTTGTGATCCCGTTGCACCTGTTGTTCCTTGAGTGCCTTGGGATCCCGTTGCACCAGTTGCACCAGTTGTTCCTTGAGTGCCTTGGGATCCCGTTGCACCTGTTGTTCCTTGGGTACCTTGGGATCCAGTAGAACCAGTTGCACCTGTTGTTCCTTGAGTGCCTTGAGATCCAGTAGAACCAGTTGAACCTGTTGTTCCTTGGGTTCCTTGGGATCCAGTAGAACCCGTTGCGCCGGTGGATCCTTGAATACCTTGTCTTCCTTGGACTCCTTGAGCACCTTGTGATCCAGTTGCACCAGTTCCACCAGTTGTTCCTTGAGTGCCTTGAGAACCAGTTGAGCCTGTTGTTCCTTGTCTTCCTTGTATTCCTTGAGCACCTTGTACACCAGTTGCGCCTTGAGGTCCTGAGGACCCTTGAGTACCTTGCGGTCCCTCACTTCCTTGCACTCCTTGAATTCCTTGTACTCCAGATCCTCCAGCAGTCTTTAATACCAAGTCAGAATTTGCGGTGCCTTCGGCAAACCAATATTCAACAATTCCGCTTTCTGTCTGAATACCAACAGTTAGACCTTTGTAGCGCCTTCCCGGAACAACACCAGCTAAAGCATCTGCTGTACTACTCCATGCAATACTGCCGTTGCTGTACCGATCATCTACTGGTCGATTTGCATCAACTTTTATATTATCCGAGAAATAAACGGGCATTAATATGATTTCCTTGTTTTAGAATCCAAATTCGTATGGAACAGTTGAAGGAGGTGCAAATCCACTAATATATATTTTATATGTTTGATTACTCCAGTAACCTTGTGGTGAATTCGCTGTATTTGAAACAGGAGAAACAAAAAATTCTCCAGGGCCGATAGGACCTTTATTTTGAGTAGATCCTTGTTCTCTCCATGTTTTCTTTTCTGTCGCTGAAGAGATATGAGCAAACCAAAGCCATTTATCAGTCGATCCAAAAGTAATAAACAAGTTTGCGGATGCGTCAGACACAACTTTAGTTGCAGTACCGGCTTCAATTGCTGCCACAATATTTGAAGCTGTTGGTTGTGAAGAAGTATTTCCATAAAAATAAGGATAAACTCCTGTGACACTAGTGGTGGCGTTAAACGCCGTACATGCAGCCTGAGGTGCACTAGCTGATCGCACTGCCGCAGTTCTTGTGTCGGTTACTCCTTTATTGTTTTTCTTTGGATCGCCTGCTCCATAACTTCCTCTTGCAGTCCATGTTGTAGCTCCCGCGGTTACAACATGCGAAGAAGTATTTTTTCCAGTATAGTCAAAATTTGGATTATTTGGATTTACATATCCAAATAGATCAGGAACGTTAGGTACAGATACTATGGTGAGATTTGTATTTGTCTCTAAAGTTGTTCCTCCTCGCAAGAATATAATTTGCGTAAATGCGTTTGCATCATTTTTTCTGCCTGTGGCAGTTAAGGACTGTGTTACAGTATTTCCGATTTCTTGTGTGGCTGCTAATGCGCCACTGACAGATAGTGTTGGAATGGTATATGTGGGCAGAATATCCGGAAACAAAATTGTATCCAAAACTTCAACAATATTTTTTGTTTTCCATACTGCCGCATTTGCAATTGGGGCGCCGCCAACAGCGACACTATTAACAGTATCTTCAATAGAAGTATTATAAATCGTGGATAACACATTTGTTGTTGTGTTGAATTCGAGAGCAGTATTTGCGGCAACGGTTATTGTTCCGCTTCCTGATCCTGGAGGACCAGCTGGTCCTTGAGTTCCTTGTACTCCCTGAGTTCCTGTTCCTTCAATACCTTGAACGCCTTGTACACCTTGAGCGCCTGTATTTCCTTGAATGCCTAGAGTTCCTTGGATGCCTTGTGATCCAATTGCTCCAGAAGTTCCTTGTCTTCCTTGTACGCCTTGAGTTCCTTGAATACCCTGTGAACCACTGGCACCCTGCGCGCCTAGAGTTCCCTGAATTCCCTGAGAACCAGTTGTTCCCTGAATTCCCTGAGAACCTGTATTTCCTTGAAGTCCAGAAGAACCTGTCGCACCTTGCGTGCCCTGTCTTCCTTGTACACCTTGCGTTCCTTGTGTGCCCTGTGAACCATTGGCTCCCGCAGTACCTTGTGAACCACTGGCACCCTGCGTGCCTAGAGTTCCTTGAATTCCCTGAGAACCAGTTGTACCCTGTGGGCCTAGCGTTCCTTGTGTACCTTGTGCGCCGCTCGTTCCCTGAATACCTTGAATACCTTGGTCGCCCTGATCACCTTTTACTCCCGCTGCACCAGCAAGATTGACTTGCCAGGAAGAATAGGTACCACTGCCGAAAGTACTTGTAACGTTTGCCGTCATTCGTCCGTTGGCCGAATTATACGATACGACAACACCATCCATGTAATTTGCGGAAGTATTGGCAATACGAACAGGCTGTGAAACTGAATATGCGAGTCCAGTATTTACATTGAAACTTTTTACTGCAACACTTAT